TTAACAACAATGTCAACAAACTTAGGTAAAATAGGAATTGGTTTCCAATCTAAATTCAAATAAGACAAATCACCATTAATTGATAATTCATCTTTATATTTTTGTATAGGCTGTTCACCTCTAGCGTAGAGTCTTAATCTATGGAAGTTTTGCCAGTTAGAACCAAATCTATCATTGCCAGCTCCTCCAACTCTATCTCCTCTAAACCATTCGTTTTCAATAGCTCTACCAACTAAAGCTCCGTATTCGAGTGATTCCTTTACGCTATCCGGTACTACCTGACTTGGAAAAGAACTGTTACTATTAGTATAAATCATTTATTATATTATTTTTGAAGTATTGCCATTATTGTCGTATTTCTTAAAATTCAAAGGCACTGATCTTTTTTGTACCTCATAAACCGGAGAGTACAGATGCCTATTACATGCCATTATAGCTAAGCCCGAACTAATAGAGGCATCATGCTTTGTTCTATCATTGATATTAAACCTTGCCCAGTCATTTAGTGTTTTTTGAAAATACATATCTCCGTGATAATCACCTTGGATCCCAACATAATTTTCTATATATGTTTCAATTGCTGCTGCGTGAGCTTGTATAATATCTTGACCGGAATTAGGTATACCACCAATTTCTTTTTCTGTCGGTGATAATTTGTTCCATGTTTTATCTGGTCTATTCATTGAAAAACCTCTATATCCTCTTCGCTTAAAATAATATAACAATCGAGCTTTATTATTCTCTGCTAATATAGGCATACCATAAAACACACAAGCCATTAATACTTCTTCAAAGAATATTTCTGCCGTTTGTGGTCTGGCTACATATTCAAGAAAGAAATGGTTTGCGGGTATGTTTTCCATTGAAAATTTTGTTAACCCATGTAAAGCCCCATTAGAACCTCTTGTGTCAACTGTTCCTGATATATCATAACTATCACAGCCGAAAGCACCACAGTGCTCATTACCAGGATATTTGATACCATCTTTTATTATTACGCGGTTTTGCAAGTATTTATCGGGAACCCAGCTAATTAAGAATCTTCCATCTTGGCTTGGGTAAAATATTACTTTTGAATCTTGTATTCCGTTTTCCCATTGAAAACTTCCACGAGTAATAACATTTGTATTTCTTAAATCATCGTTATAATCAATCTGCTCATATATCTTTGTCAAATTGAATAATGATTGTTTTGTTTCGTCTCTAAAAGCGTGTTGTTCTGTTCTTGGAAACTGACGGTAATATTCATTTAATGCATCAGAATCACCTTTTAAACCTTCAACCTCATTTTGCCAATGCTCAATTACTCCCGTTTCAATCCAGTTACCATCAACACCTTTTATTGGTTTTGACGGAGTATCGAAGACAGGTAAGCCATAAGTATCAATGAATCCCTCGTACGACCATTCCATAGGTATGAACAAACTATATAATCCTGAAGCAGTCTGTCCATTGCGGTTTCTTTTCGTAACATCTGAATTGTAATAAAGTTTCTTAAAGTTTTCTCCTCCCTTATCTAAAGCATTTGATGTTGATCCCATCATACACTTACCAATAATTCTTGATCCTAATCGTAAACATGTTTTAGTAACACGCCAGTTATTTAATATATTATCAGGTCGTTCCCATTTACCACTTTCATCATGTACCAGTAACTTTAACTTTTCACCATCATAGGAGTTGTCTCCTGTGTTCTTCCAGTCAATAGTTGTATCTAATCCATCTAACTCTTCTAACTTTTCATTAGTATCGAGTTTTTTACGTGTAAGCTTTGACGCAGGTATTCTATATGCTAATTCTGTTTTTGGTCTATCCATACCATCTTGGATAGGTTTAAAAAAGAATGGGTAATTTATAGATATTGGCACTACTTTGTCTGTGAACATCTTTTTAGCATCTGCTCCTGACTTAGAAAGTATACCGTATCTGGAATCGCTTGATATAGTGGCTTGATTAACTAGCTCAGCAGATGACATAAATGAAAACCCGGAACGTCTATTTTTTAAATAAGACATACCGTAACATCTACTATCTGCTTTACAAGCTTCCCAGAATATAAAGAACAATCTATTAGATTCTCTGAAATCTGGTGCACCAATATCTATCTTGCTCCATTGCAAGTACATGTAGTGCGTACCTGTTATATAAGTAGGTTTCCCATTATTATAAAATGAAAAACCCTCTTCTCTATGCTTAAATTCTTGATCGATATAATCATACCAATGCTCTTTAAAAGCTTCTGGATATTTATTCCAATCAAAAACATTTTTTATTTTTGATATTTCTTTTGGAATTTCTAATTGTTCCCAATATTGATCTTCCTGTTTATTAGATCTTTTATATGCCCCATCTATTAAAGGTAAAGCAATTTTAAGATTCTGTATTTCGTATATTTCACCAATCTTTCCAGTCTTACTGATAACAACAACATCATGCTCACGGTTATATCCGTATTCCCATTTGTTGTGTCTATTCTTTTGCTTTATTATATTAGGCCTAATGTGATCGGTAATTTCTCTATATAAAGTTTGTTCGTACATTATCTAGACCTCCCTTCTGCAAAACCTTTGAAAACTTTTGTTTCAGTAGTATTTTCTGCTTCATCCATCATTCGCTCTTCTTCCTGAATGCGGCTTAATATTTCAAAGGCATCAAAGATTGCGAGCTTTTTTGTGGCTGCTGCATTTTTTAATTTGTCAGCGGATAAATCATCTTCTCCGTTTTCGAGGATAGCTTCTTCGGCTACTTTGATTAATTCTAGTACAGCTTTATGACCAGCGACTATTATATTCCTCTTCGTCTCCTTTATATCCATATTTAATTACAATATCATTAGATTTCATACAATATAATCTCTGATCATCTATGATAAATTCAAATTCCCCGTAAGGTTTGTATCCAACTAGGTCACCAGGATTGATTCCGAGCTTGTTTAAGGGCTCGTTTCCATATTTTAGTATTCCAATATGCTTACGCTCTTTATCGAGCTTAAATTGGTCTATATTTTTTATTGGTTTAACAAAGCAACGGTCTCCATAAGAGTGCCATTCATTATCTCTATTATACAAATAAATTTGATCAGGAGCACAAAAGTATAAATCCTCTTTAAAGTATGATCTACTATTCTTTTGTCTACCTTTAATATCATAGAAGCGTCTAAATACATTATGGTGTATTACAATAATATCACCAGGTTTTATATCGGTCTCAAAAGCTAATGGAACAGAAACAACTTCTGCTAACTTATTAACTGATTTGAAACTTTCTATTCTAGTATTTATTATTAATTGTTTACCATTAACATCAATACTATTATTATATCTAGAGCCTACAGGTTTAATTATAAAATCAAATACAGCTGTCATATTCATTCTAATATTCTAAATCATATTCAACGGAGATTGCCATGTTTGAATTAAACTTCTTCCAAGGCATTACTTCTTCGTCTTTTTTAATATATATATTATACGAATTATCAGTATTATCTAATAAAATATAAGAGATGCGATGCCCTCCATAGACCTCTTGACCTACGGAGTAATGCATTGCATCGTCTTTATAATTAGTCCCTATACTTATTTTTCTAACGACTGAGTCCATTATTTAAGCTGTAGCTTCTTCTGGTACAATCTCAGTATATGATCCATCAGATAGATCGATATTGATTGCTCCATATTCTTTTTCTAATTCAGCTTTGAACTCTTCTGAAGCTTGGTTAACTTCTGCAACTTGGTGTAGTAATGCGTGTTTTTGCGCTTCTAACACTCCAATGTTTGAAAACAAGAAGTTTAAATCTTTTTGTTGCTTTCTAATAGTTTCTAATTGTTCTTGTGTAATCTGTTTTACTACTTCCATGTGATTAAATTTAATTGGTTTTACTTATTTTTTAAATATCTTGTTATATAAACTTTGTTTTTTTATAGGCACTTCTAAAACAATGTTCCCAGGAAAAGCATAATCTTTCCCCGGTTTCATTAGTTTTTTATTACCTAAATTGTCAATACCTAAAACATCAAACTCAACACCCTTCATTGTTATGTTACCGCTAGGTATTACATTATATGGTTTGTTTTTGTCTTTGCTATTTTTTTTATAGCCAGTTTTAGATATATTCATAATTATCTTCTTGTTATTCTTCCTCGGTCTTCCATTGATTGTAACTCTTCTGGAGTTCTAGGGGTTGTTCTGCCAGATCCTAAATTAGCAAATGATGCATTAGAATGAGATTGGGTAGCTTTAATCTTGTTAGTTCTTTCTACGCCTTTAACTAATTTTTCAACCTCGCTAGGCTTATTCATTTGTACTCTTGCTACAAAACCACCTTTGCTATCGTATTCTTCCATAAAGTCGCCAACTTTTTTAGTTGTATGAGTAGCCGTATTAGCAGAAGCAATACCGCTTTTAGGATCAACTTCAATCTGATTGCCTTTTTCAATATCTTCTTTGCCCTTATTTGTTTGGATTGCTTTATTGAATTTATCAACAGAAGTAGTTTGTTTTTTAGTATAATCAAACCCTCGCTCTTGTTTCATTGGAGAACAACTCATTAGTGTTGGCGGAATACCATTACCGGTTTTAGGCATATTGCCACGGCCAGGGGTCATTTTAAATGGACTTTTCATTTTTTTTGTTTTAATTGTTTAGTTTTCTTTTGTATATTAAAATATTAGGAGCATCAGAAATAACGCTTTCAGCCATAGTATTCTCGTCTACAATTACAAGTTTTCCAATCGCCGCCCAGTCATTTGGCTGATAATATGTTTCCATATATAGGTTGTTTTTATTAAATTGATAACCAGTAACATCTATTAATGTATTGGTCTCTTTTAATAAAACGGTTATTTTTAAGTTATTTTTACTTACTGATTTGAATTCAACAAAATGATATTTTGTTTCCCACTTACCTTCTAAAAATGCTTTATCCATTTTTTGCGAATAAGAAACAAAACAAACAAATAATAATGCCAATAATAATACTAATTTTTTCATAATATATTAAATTAAAGTTATAATATTATTATTACACGTATTTATTGCTTTTTATAAGCTTCTGCTTCCCAAGGTAATGTTTTAGCCCCCTCATTCATTTTTGAACGTGGATATTTTTTACCCTTCCAATAAACATTTGATTCATCATAACCTAGATCACCTCTCTTCATTTGATCGATGTGTATAAGCTCATGCTCAACTGTTTTATTTTTTTTTAACTCAATTGGTGATACATCTTTATTAACTAAGATTGTACCATTAGACTGAGCCATACCTAATACATTGTTATCCATATCCTTACTGTATATTGGTGTATTGTCAATATTATAAGGAGGGCCAGTCATTTTAAATGCCATATTAATTTAGCATTTTTTCATTTTAGCCGCTGGTTTACCTTTGGCTGCACCATATTTTTGCATAGGGGCAGGCGTTGCAGCCGCTTTAGCTTCTTTTTTTGCTGCTGCTTTAGCCGCGATACCAGCCATAACTTTGCTTGCCGCACTTTTAGTTGTATTAGCCACGGTTTTTTTAACAATTTCTTTTTTCATTTTTTTAGTTTTTAATTTTCGTTTTTATCTTTATTTTTATCTTCAAAGTGACTATATATTCTAATTGCAGTATAACCAATAGAAAGTATAAGAAGAATTATTTTTAATGCGGGTTCTAAATTTGTCATTGACAGAGATAGCGCTACTGCATTTAATCCATATAGTTTAATATCAGTTGTGCCCATTAAAGTTTACATTTCGCTCTCTGAGTAATAGGAGCAGCGTGATACATAGTGGGAGTCTTTTTAACTTCCATTCCATTTTTTCCATTGCTCGAACCTTGACCCATTGGGAAACCAGTCATATCTAATGGACCGTCCCATAAAGCGTTAGCTCCTGTAATACCGTTATTTTCTATTCTTTTAACGGCAGGTGTTACTTTTCTCATACCTTATATTTGTTATTAATCGATTACTATTTTAAATTGTTGGTCCCATTACACGATCATAAGATCCGTCTGTTGGCATTCCAAATACGCCTGTCATTGTAGATTGCGTTTTTGGATTAAAGTTTACAGGTGCGCCAGATGGTTTTACACCTGGATTGAATGTACGTGGTTCGGAAACAATTGGAGCCGTAGGAATTGTAGTACCCGTTAAACTCATATTTGTAGTAGTTGCCGCACTTGGTAACATACCAGGATCAGCCGGCATTCCTTTCATTTGATTGTTGTATCTCATCTTGTTTTGTCTTTGTTTAAATTATTTATTGCTGAACGTAATACAATATCTGTATATGTATTATTCTTCATTATTTTATTACTTCTTGCTGTAGTTGGAATATCTTCTTCCCCTAGCATAATTCGGTACATTCTATGTATTAGTTGTTTGCACTTGAATGAAACTTTATATATGTTATACTTCTGGGTTGTACGGTTTCTATTTCTCCATACCACTATCCATCCTTCTTTTAACAAATTGTTCCAGCGCTTATTGTCCCAACTATATGCGTATGTACCTATCTTATAATCTTGCTTGGTAAAAAAATCCATGCAATCAAAATATATTAATAATTCTAAATCAGCGTCAGTAAGATCATAATTTCTACAAGCCCATCTGCGTATTAATCTATAATGTTTTAATAAGCCAAGACTTTTTATATCACTAGCTTCTATTCTTCTCATAGAACTATTACAACATCTTGTAATCTTATAACTTGATATTCATGCCCGTCAAATTCAATTCCATGACCTGCGGCTTTATCATAGTAAATAACATCAGCTTCTTTTAAACATTTAATATCTTCACTAACAGAAACTACAATAGCTTCTTTATATCTAATGTTTTCTTTATCTTTTTCTTTTAATAATAAACCATTTTCCGTTTTTGATAATCCCTCTTTCCTTGGAAGGATTACTATATTATTACCTATTGCCTTCATTGATTCTTAAATTATTAATTATACAATCAGTTGACAATATGGTAATAGCTACAGAAGCTGCATTCATTAATGCACTTTTTGTAACAGATAATGGATCAATAATTCCTGCTTCAATCATATTAACTTTTTCTCCAGTTACAGCATTCAATCCAGAGCCATCTGGACGACTTGTAGTTGAACTTGGTATATCAATACCTGCGTTGGTTAATATTGTCTTAAACGGAGCCGTAATAGCTTTTAACAACGCTTCTTCAGCTTTATTCTTGAATACAATTATTCTTGATGCATCTAAAAGAGCAATTCCTCCTCCTGGAACAATTCCTTCTTTAATAGCTGCTTTAGTTGCGCAAATTGCGTCTTCAACTCTATCCGCTTTTTCTTTTAATTCAATATCAGATCCAGCACCTACTTTTACTACTGCTACTTTTGCAGATAATCTAGCTAATCTTTTTTCTATTCTAATTACTTCAGCCGGTGGTAAGCTTGCTTCTAATTGTGATTTTAATTCATCAATTAAAACTTGAACTTCTTCTTTTGTTTCACCAACATGTAATATAGTCTCTGTATCACTAGTTATTGCTTTTAAACAATGACCTAAACAATCTACATCAATAAGATCCATATCGTCTCCTAAGTCCTCATTTATAATAGTAGCACCCGTTAACAATGCTAAATCCGATAATGTATCTTTTTTATTAATACCGTACGTCGGAGCATTAATCACATTTACTTTAATATTACCTTTTACTTTATTCATTGCAAGAGCGGCTAATACTGTTTGCTCCATGTCTGCAATAATAAGTAATGGTTTGTTTGCTTTTATAACATATTCTAAAACCGATTGTATTTGTCTTATAGATTCAACTGGTGATTCAATAAGTAATACTAATGGATTTTCTAATTCAGCAACTCTTTTGTTAGGATTAGTAATAAAATGTGAATTTACTAAACCTTTATCATATTGGACACCATCAATAATTTCTATTTCCGTTTCTGCATTTGCCGATGATTCCATCATAACAATTCCGGTTTCACCAACCTCTCTAAATGCATCTGCAATAATCTTTCCAAGTACTGGATCATTGTTAGTTGAAATCGTAGCAATGTGATCTATCATATCTCCAGTTACTGGAACTTTAATAGATTCTAAATATTCTACTACTTTGTCAACCGTTTGTTCAATACCGTTTTTTAAATCTCTTGCATTAACTGTATCTTGGATTGCATAAGCTTCTTGTAAAATAGCATGAGCTAATACTGTTGCAGTTGTTGTTCCGTCCCCGGCTTCTTTAACTGTTTTCCTAGCTGCTTCTTTTAAAAGTCTTGCACCCATATTTTCAACTGGATCAAGTAGTGTAATGCTGTCTGCTACTGTAACACCGTCTTTTGTAATAATCGGTCTACCTTTTCCGTCTTCTAGCATTACACATTTTCCACCTGCTCCAAGTGTTGAACTAACTGCTTTTGTAAGTTTCTCGATACCCGCAAAAACATTGATCCTCGCCTCTTTGCCGAAGCTGAGGTTTTTAACTATTTCATCGCTCATAATTTAATTGAATTTAATTTAATATATATATTACCTGTTTTACGGCTTTTTTACCTGCCTTGTCCTCGATATTGCTTTTTATAATTTTTTGAAGACTTCAATACAGATGTTTTAGCTTTAGCATGAATACCTGGACGGCTTATGTTTTTGCTTTCTAATTTTGCGACTGTTGTTTGTGATTTTGCTTTTGCCATCTTATTATATATTCTTTAATTGAAAATGCATACCATCTTTCCTAGTCCATATACCGCCCCAATCAAAACCGGCATCCGTAAAACAATTAACCAATTCTTTTGACATTGTAGGTTCCTTACCTAACCCATTCCATGCTGCATTAATATCTATTGCAATTCCCCAAGAATGTAATGATAAAGATTTTAATCCACGTTTTCTACGTATATTAAAACAACCGTCCCAAGTCTTTAACTCGTTAGTTAGCTTTCTATCTATAATATTTGTAAACGCATTTATCAATGGCGTAACGATTGCTTTATTACAATAAAGTTTTTTAGGTATAACTCCAACTTCTAAATGAACTGGTATATCCCAAACTGTCATATATTTTAATTCGTTTGCTACGATTGTAGGATCTCCCCACTTTTTTAAACATTGATTACTTGTTACCATTTCCTCTTAGATTTATTTTCCAATACATTCCAAATCCATAATTTATTGATCCATTGAATCCAACACCTACATTAGCTTGGTATACTCTGTCTTTTCTATCCTTATATATTAATCCCGGAGCTAACAATCCCGATGTACCTATAAATGCATTTCCTCCTATATACATTTGTCTTTTAGGATCTTCTTTCTTAGTTATAGTTTTAGTTACAAAAGGTATTTTATAATCTTTTATATATTCCCTTTTCCCATATAACTTATTTAACCATACCGTATCTTTAACTACTATAGTTCCTAAACTATCGAGTTTAATTGTATCAGCATATACAGTTCTAACCAAATGCTCTTTAAGAAGATTCTCAAACCTAACCTTAGAAGAATCACAATTGTCGCTTACGGTATATTTTTCTTCTTTTAATGGTACATACTTAATATTAGTTACTTTAACAGTTTTAAACACCGTGTCTTTTGTTTCTTTCCACACGGTGTCGGTCTTAACTGTTTCTTTAACTAAACCTTTATCATTTGATCCATTACAACTTCTTTGCAATAATATAATTGCTACTAATGTTGCAATCACCCAATAAGAAATATTGTTTTTAATTGGTAGAGCCATGTTTTGCTTTTATTAATCGTTCCGCTATTTCAGTTGCAGCTTGTGCTCCAATATAAATTACCGCAACAACAGTCCAGTTATCAGAATCTATTCTTGAACTGAACAAAGCTACTGAAGCTATGCCGAATGCCATTAACTTTCTACTGATCCATTTGTTAAGGAATAAATCAATCTTTTCTTTCATACTCATTAATATACTTTATTTAACGTGAATGTTTGTGTATAAATAAAACTAGTAAGAGAAGCAGTTCCCCACTGAGCAGTTACTACCAACGTATTCGCTATCGTTGTATCAAATGTTGTAGAATTAACGCTTCCAAAGTGAGTGCTTGGAGAAGCATAGCCGCTTGAAAAGATAGCTGTTGTAGCTATTGCAGCTGTTGAAGCCGCTCCAGTTGCTCTTACCGTTAAAGTAGCCTCTAAATTCCATCTACTGTTTGAAACGCTAGGTCCAACTGATGAACCTGTGAATTCTGCTAAAACAATTCCATCAAGTGTTTTTATAGATATAGAAATATTATTGCTAATAACCGAATTTATAAGTCCAGCTAAACTAAGTTTAAATGAATCTCCAACTACAAGACTATTTGCTGGCAATGTTAATGTACCTGCAATAGTACCATTTAATAGAGTAAGCGCTGAGGTTGTATTGTTTACAGGAATAGTATTTGTAGTAAGTACAGCTAAACCATAGTTAGTTATGTCCGATAAATATGCAACAGTACCAGAGGAGTCTTGAAATGTTGCTGTTCTTTCTGCCGTTACAGTGGTAGGTTTTTTAATGCTAAAACCTAAAGTATTACTAGCATTTATTAATCGTAAAGAGTCTCTACCGATATAACCATAATAAGCATCACTGATGCCATAGAAATTAATTCTATTTTTATCACCGGTTATTTTAGAATATGCAGCATTAGTAATGTCCCATAAATACAAATCACCAATTTTAGCGTCTTCTAAAGAGACATTGCCAGCCGTTAATACTTGATCTAGCGTATTAGAATAATTGGCTACTACATAGCCGCCTATAGCGTCTGCTGTAAAACTAATAGTTCTTGCCGATCCATTATCTTCATTTTCAAACCTAGTAGCTATTAATAAATCAGAACTGTTTAAAGAATTAACTCTAGGATAGCTATATATTATTGCCATTTTATATTTTTGTTTTAGTTGTTAGCGAATGGTGGTGGTAATGTTACATATACAGGATTGATAATTAATTCAATCTGTTCTGCAAT